ACCACGTATGGAACGTCGATGTATTTGCAATTATCGACAAGTACAAGGTGGAAAGTGAGGAATATGAGAATTTAGACAATAATAGTCGGTGGAAAGAAAGTGAGGAGAAAATGACAAGAGAAGAAGCGAAAGAAGTGTTAGGTGATGTAAGAGCTTATTTAGCATGTCGAGCAATTTTGGAAAATGAAATACTTGCAGGTCACACCTTTACAGATATATGCAATGCTATCAAAACATTAGAGCAAGAGCCATTCATCAACAAACCTTGCATATCAAAAGGTGTATGCCACGAAGATAAGAATAAGATTCTTGACAAGATAAGTGCAGAAATAGAAAGAGAAGAAGATTGGCTTGCGTGTGCAGGTTATAATGCATACAACGTGTATATAGCGTTTAATTCTTTAAAATTATTAGTGAAAGAAAGTAGGGATAATGAATGACATACAAAGAAAATATAACCGCAATACTTGAGTGTTGTTTTGCAGGATTTAAGGAAGAAATAATTGAAGCTGCTTGCAATCGTATATTAGGACTAAAACCGAAAACAGGGCATTGGATAAGAGTAGATAAAACAAAGGTTAAATGTTCAGAATGTGAAATAACACATATGATTGCTCAATACCCTAATGGCAAGATTGACTGGTGTCCTAATTGCGGAGCGATAATGGGAACAGATAAAAAGGATTGGCTAAACAAAGATGTAACAGATTGGGAAGAATTTGAAACAAATGTGTGTTATGCTAGCGTAGGTTATAATGCTGAAATATCTTTTGTTGAAAAGTGCATTGGTAGAAAGCTAACCTATATTGAAAAGTATCTCTTATTAAAAGCTATTAACACTAAACCTTAACAACGTAAAATGTGGAAATTAGATTTTGGAACGCAGAATACAAGCCAACAAAGAGATAGAATGGAGAATAGGAATGCAATATTGTAGTGGAAAATCAAGAATATCAAAAAAAATATCAAATGTCATAATAGAGAGAGAGAGAGAGAGTAAAACATTAGTAAGTTTGTTCTGTGGGACTTGTTCAGTTGAAAGTAAACTGGCTGATTTTTTTAATGTTTTAATTTGTAATGACAAACAAGAATACTTAATTTCCATGCTGAATGGTGTTCAGAAAGGATATGAATTGCCAGAAAATATAACAGAAAATCAATACAAATATATTAGAGAGCATAAGGACGAAGATAAAGTATTAACAGGTTTTGTTGGCTTTGGGTGTAGCTTTGCTGGAAAATTCTTTGGTGGATATGCTAGAAACAAAACTAACACAAATTATGCTTCACAGTCTAAACGTTCGTTACTGAAAGATATTTGCAATCTTTCTACGACAAAATTCATTTGCATGGATTATCAAGAAGTAGAACTTCCAGAAGATTGTGTGGTTTACGCAGACCCACCATATAAACGAACTACTACTGGGTACGGACTTAAGGAAAGTTTCGACAGTGAAAAGTTTTGGGATTATGCAAGAGAGGTTAGTAAAACACATAACATGTATATCTCCGAACAAAATGCGCCAGAAGATTTTGTTGCTATATGGGAAAAGCCTTTTACTAGAATGATGGATAGCAATAAAGATAATATTTTCAAAGTAACAGAAAAATTATTTGTACATAAAGATGTGTTAAAAAGATTAAAAAATTAACAAGTCAAAGCAACCAAAAATATAAAGAAGCGTCGAAGGTTCCCAAGAAAGCAGCAAAATTGATAAGGCAATCAAGGAAATCATAAAATTATCACCGACACCAACAGCAGAGGATGTTATAAACGGAAATCGAGAGAAAACCCTAATAAAGTCATTTCTGATAGATGTTTTCAGTGGATATCATCAAAGACATCAAGACAATAAAAGCCATGGAAAGCGAGTACGGAGATAGACGTTCGTCGTTTGGCAATGAATACGACATGAGCGGTCGTTATATGCCTTATATACGTCGAGACAACGATTATGACGGATATTATAGCGAGCGTAGAGGTCGTGACGCTATGGGAAGATATACAAGCAGAGGTTATTACAGCAGAGATGATGAAAAAGAACATTTAAGAAAACAAATGGAAGAAATGCAGAAAAAGCTAGACCGCATGTAGTTTTTTATCGGGGAGTAAGTTTTTTAATTTGACTAAACAAAATAAATGTGTTATTATAATCTTGTGTTGATAGTATTTAGGTAGATGGTATTTATTCCTTGTTATCTTGTGTTGGATAGGCACTCGGACTTGTTTCGGGTGCCTATTGTTTTATTGAAAAAGGGGTGCAAACAAATGGAGATTGATGAAATTATTCAAACTTTAGATATTGCAAAGGATGAAGTAGAGTGGAATTATCCTCTTGATTATCACATTGCAATTAGTGAAGCAATTAAGATACTAAAGAAAGAAGTCGCTGGAGAACCTTTTTTCAACAAAAAGTATGACGCTCATTTATGTCCGGATTGTAAATGTATGATTGGTTTTGGAGATAATTATTGCTCAAATTGTGGAAAAAAAATAACATGGATGTAAAAAAAGCCGACACCGTTTAAGTGCCGACTTATGCCAAAAAATTCACGGGAGAAAAACTTGACAACATAATTATTTTAACGCATTATCCAAAAAAATGCAATAGGAAAGGCTAGTCGTCAAACTAGCCTTTTTGCAAAAGTATTGTTCTTTCCGCAATCCTATCAATACGTGTACTGGACATTTATTATTATAAACCAGTTTGGTTTATAAGTCAACAAAAAAATAGACTACCGTTTCCGATAGCCTATCTCTGTATTGTGGGTATTTAAAAAAGTATATTGGGATTTTTTTTCACTACATCTAAGAGGAGTGAAGTGTGTACAATGTGACGTTTTTTTTCAAATCCGTCAATAATATAATACTATAAATTTTTATAATTGTAAAGACAAAAAAACCAAATATCAAAATCTGATAAATGGTTTTTTGAGGTAATTTAATTTTATGAAATATGAAACACACAAGAATATATTATCACATTTTTTAAAATAAAGCAACAAAAAAGACTGGAAACAAGGAGAAAAAAACCAGTCTTTTTGTTTGTGCGAAATGAATATAAACCGCAATAATATGATACCACAAGTCCAGGGAAAATAAAATAAAAATATACGGTCTAAACGATTGATTGTAGCTTTTTTAGTGGAAAAATAAGGATTTTATTGGTATAATAGAAGTATACTCTTGGGGGAAATGTACGTTAATAATTAAATAAAGCAATAAAAAAAGTCGAATGACAGCTGCGAAACTAACAATCGACTTTACAAAATTACCATAGTTATATATTATCATACTTCTATGATTTTGTAAAGTACATAGTTTCTTTTATGTGCTTTTTTTATTGCACAGAAAGGAATTAAAATATGGGAATTATGGTATTTGACGTTGATTTGGCTAATTGTATAGGTGTAGATGAAGCAATAATTGTTAGTCAAATTAAGTATTGGATGGATAGAACTGAACATGTCTATGATGAAAGAAAATGGGTTTATAACACGATTGAAAGTTGGAGCGAACAGTTTTCATTTTGGGGCAAAGGCAAAGTATTTAGGTTATTAAAGAAACTTGAAAATGATGGAATTTTAATAACAGGAAACTATAATAAAAATAAATATGACAGAACAAAATGGTATTCAATAGACGAAAAAATGCTTGAAAATATTTTGAATAGCCATAATGACAAATTGCCTATATCGACAGAAACAAATTGGCTACATGAAGAAGAAAAAAATGTTAAATTCGAAAAAAATAGTGCTGAAAGCCTTGAAAACACTCATTTTTCCAAAATCGAAAAATGCATATCGTCAAAATCAAAAAATGGATATTCTGAAAATAAGGAAATGGATATTCATAAATTAAGTACAACTATACCATTAGATTACACATATAATACTACAGAAGAATACAATCATAAGAATACATATATAGTTAAAGGTTGCTATTCAGAGAATAACAACGAACTTGAACTCGGAAAAGATGAATTTGATTTTGAGATATTCAAGAAGATGGTTGATAAATCTGTTCACAAATATCCTAGATATGCTTACTACAAATGTTCGATTTTAAACGTGTGCGAAAGATACTTTGAGAAGTATAAAAAAATCACTGGAAAAAATCATCCAAAACTGAACCAAAACGCTGTAGATAAAATTGTTTGGAACATAAATAATTCGGAAATGGCTATATGTGACGAAATAGAATGGAAAGTTGCTATTGATAAACACTTTGATATTGATAAGTTGGATAACAACATTATGGTTTTCATGTCGGCAAAATGTTTGCAGAACAGAGCATATGACATTGCTAATGTGATTTAAGTATTTGCAGGATGAAATATTCTTACTTTTTATAAAATTTTTTTTCGACACGCAAAAAAAATCCCGCGATTTTTGATATCCCCCCCTACCTCTGCTGCCAAAATTGACTTGAAAAATTTTTAATTTTAATTTTTTTGCTGATTTTTGCTGATTTTCGCTGATTTTTTGAATTGTAAGAATTTTACTGATTTTTTTCTATGGTTTTGCGAATATTTATAGATTTTCTTATCGTTTTCATGAATAAGTGTGTGTGTATAATGATTGTTTGTTTATACATACTCTGTGCGTTTGTATTTTGCTTATATTTTGATTTTTATATGTTTTGATGATGTTTTATATACCTAAACATATTAAATCGCTTAAAATCGAAAATACAAGGTTTGATAAACTATGTATAATGAAGATGGTTAAAAATGTAGTGTGTTGATGTTTGCATATGGTTTAAAGTGAACTACCCATTGTCTGAAGCCAATGGGCTTCCTGCTTCGCCGACCTCGTAACCTACTATCTCCACAGGCGTTAATTTGGGCAGTCCCTGCCCTATTTATTATTGGTTTTATGCTATTTGTCTTAATCCTTCTGCCAGTATATTTTTCGCTGCATTCGAATCCCTGTCATGCTTTGCTCCACAGACAGGACATATCCATTCCCTTACCGACAAATCTTTTGTATCTGTATTTTGATAAGCACATACGGAACATAACTGACTGCTGGCGTAAAATGTGTCTATTTTGATGTATTCTCTTCCATTCCATTGGGATTTATATTCTAATTGTCTTGTCAGCTCATACCACGATGCATCATATATTGATTTCGCCAAATGATGATTTTTTACCATGTTTTTTATCTGTAAATTTTCTGAAACTATCACTTGGTTTTCGCTGACAATTTCATGTGAGATCTTATGCAGACAATCTTTTCTGGTATTGGTTATTTTCTCATGGCATAGTGCTATCTGTTTCTTTGTTTTTTCATAATTTCTGCTTCTTTTTTCTTTATGTGCCAGTTGTCTTTGTAGCCTTGCAAGTTTTTCTTCATATTTCCTGATTGTCTTTGGGTTTTCGTATCTCCTTCCATCAGATGTGATACATAAATCTTTTATCCCTAAATCCAAACCTGTTTTTCCTGCTCCATTTGCCATTTTTATGTGCTCTGTTTCCACAAGAATGGATACATAATATTTTCCACTTGGAACCTGTGAAATAGTTGCCGATTTTATTTTGCCCTCAAAACTTCTATGTAACTTTGCTTTTATGTTCCCCAGTTTTGGTAATTTGATTTTACATTTCTCAAAATCTGCTGATATATTCCCATTTGTGTAATTTGTTGTATATGACTTATGATTATCGTGCTTGCTTTTGAATTTAGGATAACCTGCATGTTCCTTAAAAAACTTCTTATATGCACTGTCCATGTTGTAGATTGCATTGGTTAAAGCAAATTTGTCTACTTCTTTCAGCCATTCATATGTTTTTTTTAGTTCTCTGTTGCAGTAATTGTTACAGTCCGTTCTACTGACAGATTTCTTTTCCTGCTCGTAAGTATCTTTTCTATAAGCAAGTGTCTGATTATATACAAAACGGCAACACCCAAATGTTTTTGCAATCTGAATTTCCTGTTCTTTATTCGGATATATTCTGTATTTATATGCTTTTAACATTTGCTGTCACCCTTTCTTAACCCTGATTTTCTATGTACTCCTTCAGCATTTCTTCTGAAACATTCCCAATACTACAGGCAAAATATCCATCTGTCCAAAAAGTATGTTCTTTCCAGAAATGCTTTTGCAAATAATTCGGATATCTTTCCCAAATATGATAAGTTGTATAACTTTTCATTAAATTTACGATTTTACTGACAGACATCGTTGGTTCTGTTTCTATCATGTAATGAATATGGTCTTTGTCTGTTTCCATATATCTGACAATCACATTATGTCTTTGGCATATCTCATAAGAAAACTGTTTGATATCATCTGATATTTGTTTTGATGCCAGCAATTTCTTTCTATACTTGCATACGAAAATAATGTGGTACTGTAATAAATATTTGTGCCTGCTCTTTGATTTCCATGTTCCCATGATGTAATAATAACACAATCCACTACTCTTGGCTACCTTAACCCACCGTCTAAAGCCAGTGGGATTGCGGTAGCCTTATTTTGAAACCCAGGCATTGCCGCGAACTTCGGCATTGCCGTAAACTTCGGCATTGCCCCAAACCTTGGCATCACCGTAAACCTTGGCATTGCCGTAAACCCTGGCATTGCCGTAAACACAAGCATCACCGCCAACAGTGGCATTGCCGATAACCTCGGCATGGTCGTAAACCATGGCATGGTCGTAAACTTCGGCATTGCCGATAACCTTGGCATTGCCCCAAACCTTGGCATCGCCGATAACCTTGGCATTGCCCCAAACCTTGGAATTTTCCAAAATCTTGGCAAATCCGCCAACCATGGCATCACCCCAAACCTCGGCATTGCCGCGAACCTCGGCATTGCCGATAACCATGGCATTGCCGTAAACCTTGGCATGGTCGTAAACTACGGCATCACCGCCAACAGTGGCATTGCCGGTAACCTCGGCATTTTCAAAAACCCTGGCATCGCTGTAAACCATGGCATTGCCGCGAACTTCGGCATTTCCGTAAACCTCGGCAGTGCCACAAACCCAAGCCTTGCCTTTCTGAGAAAGATTTTCTTCTTTCTCGATCCAGCCGCCAAGGTCTCCAGCTTTAACACCGCCAAAGTTCTTGATTGCCCTGATGCGGTGCAAAGTCACTTCTTCGAAGTGAACTTCTATTTTTTTTGTTTCTCCTGTTAATTCGTATTTTTTCATCATTTATTTCTACCTCTTTCTACCAATTTATGTTCTTCAATATCTTCTGCAACTTGTATTTTTTCTTTGCTGCGTAGGATAATGTTCCATCAAATACATAATCTATTGCACTACAAATTATTTTGTTTTCACCGTGCTTTTCCAAGGTTTCATTCCACTTATTTTCATCTACTTTTTCAAATTTTTTTCTCAAATCTTCAATTCTTAAATTTGCATATGCCAAATCTCTTTTATTCATACCGTTAGTCATGTTTTCCAATAAATCAAACATTTCTTTTTTATTCATGTTATACCTCTTCTCCCCCGTTCAGCCGATAGGACAGCTTTATTTTTTTAGTTATTCGAATTCAAATCCATACACAACTATTTCTTCTTTAAGATTGTCGTACACTTCATAGCTGCCTTCTTCATAGTATCCGTCTTTCTTGTCCTCTTCTTCGTACTCTCTAATTCTATCCACGCATTCTAAATTCTATCTCTGCAATTTATTGAAGGACGGTCTACTGGGATTCCTCCCCATTCCTCCTCTCATTACCAATTCGACAACAATTCCTCGATTACTTCATCTGGAACGTTTGCGTTTTCTAAAGCTGCTTTGCAAAACTCCTTTTGATTTAAAGTTGTATCCTCCAGCTTATCTTCCTTAATCCAGTCATAATAAAACTCTTCACTTCCTTCTACAAAAAGTATATAATTACCATTTGCATCATTATCAGAATTTATTAATCCGCCTAATTGAATCCAGTCGTCAATAGCTTTAATGTTCATCATTTGAATTTCTTCGCTTGACTTTTTTTTGGGTGCTGTAATCTTTTCAATTTCTCCTTCAATGTAAGGACCATCAAATTCTTCAATATCTCTTTTTACTTCTTCTTCACGTTCTTTGGCATTTTGTTTTTTGATATTTTGAAATTCAAGATATTCTTCATATTCTTCTATTACCATTTTTCTAAATTCTGTGTATTTCATTTTATTTTCCTTTCCTTTCTCTATTCTAAACATTTTGAAACAATAAATGCGCTTATTGTCATATTAGCCTTTTGCGCATTTTTCTTTAACAATGCTGCTTCTTCTGCAGTCATGCTAATGCTTAACCGTATAATCGAATCATCTTCTGATACTTCACCGAAGATTTTTTCGTATTCTTCAACTTCTAATTTTTCTTCGGCCCACTCCCTCGCTTCTTCCTCTTCTTCGATTACTTCATCTGGAACGTTTGCATTTTCGACTGTATCCTCCAGCTTATCTTTCTTTATTTACTTATTTCTCTTTCTTCGTATTCTTTTATATCTTTTAAAATTTGTGCTTTCCAAGCATAAAAGATTTCTTCAGCACGTTTTAAAAAGTCTGGATTGTCATTTGCCCAATTATCGAAACCTACTTCTAACATTTCTAAGTATTCATCTTTTTCTTTGACATACTCTATCGCAGTCCAATAAAAATCTACATCTTCAACATGCTCTTTCTTTTTCAAATCCTCCTTATCATCCCAACACATTTTGCGTTCTGCAGGCATAGTTAAGTATTCATAATCAACTACTTCATCAATAAATTCTTCTTTCGGCTTATCTAATCCATCTGCAATTTCTTTAACATCTTCATAAAAAGATGTTAACCAGCCTTGACTTGATTCTTCTGTAGTAACATACACCCTGTTATCAAACATCCCGAACACAACAGCACCTTCATATATCCACGTTACTTTCACTACGTTTGCTTTTTCGTCGCATTCAAAATATATATCTTTTTTACAGGGGGGACATTCTTCTTTGAAAATTTCTATGATTGTTTTTCTTATTTGCTCTATGATTTCATCTTCATTTTCCATGTTATACAAATTATGTAATTTTTTCAGATATTTCATATTTAATTCTCCTTCTATTCGTTTATATTTTCGAGCTTTAGATTGTATGCGCTTGCGCCCCAAACCTTGGCATTTCTATAAATCCAAGAATTGCCTTCTTAACTTAGGTTGGATTCTTTTTCATAATTACCACCCTTTCTATTTAATAATTTCTTCAACATTTGTTTTCCTCTTTGTTATGTCTTAATTATATATGATGTACGTATATATGTCAACACTTTTTTTAATATTTTTTAATATTTTTTATCTTAGTTGTGTTTCTTCCTATTATAATGCAAATTATATGATGTATATATATGATGTTTATGTATATGGTGCATAGATTATTTGCTGTTTACATTTTTTATTGATTTTTTGATTATGTTTTGATATATAATGGATATAAGGGGGTGAGATAGTGCCGAAAAGGAAAATTAAAACCAAAAAAACGCAGTTAGAAGCGATACAACGGTATAATGCGAGACACGACAGAGTAACTTTAACGCTACCTGCTGGAACAAAAGATAAAATTGCACAGATAACGAATAAATCAATAAATAGATACATAGCAGACCTAATTTTTTCTTCACTGGATAATTGTACTGGAACAGAAGTAAACCGTATAGATGAAGATACAGGTACATATACGAATACAGATACGGATAAGAATACAAACGCAGATATAGAACTAGATAAAACAGAACTAACAGATACAGATAAAACAGATACAAGTACAATAGATCTGACAGAACAAAACAATGTTATGGATTTATTTGATTGAGTTATTGTTAAATTTTTAACAAATAGAGAGGATGATATATATGATTAAAGAGAATGAACCAATTACTCCGAAAAATGAAGTATTAAGAGAACGGTATTTATTAGAGTTATCAGACAAGATATTTGACCATTTTAATAATTTTTGTATGTCGCAGAATATACAAGATATGCGAAAAGAACCGCAAAATATATTTAGAGCTGCATTAAAATATATTCAGTACAATGTATTTCACAATACAGATGATCTAAAACGTAAAATAGATAGTTGGGATAACTTTGTAGAGTATAAGGGAAGATATAATTTTAGGTACTTACTCGATGTGTATAATATATATGAGAATTTATGTCTTGTTAGTAACAAAGAGATATCAATGTTAGATTATTGTTACTTTACGGGTCTTAAGTATGGTAAGATAACAGATTGGAATTATAAGTATAATAAAGGGGTACTAGAAGAATTAAGTCCTGATTGCAAAGAATTAATCCAAAATATACGTACATCGAAAGAAGCTACTATCGAGGGAAGTGGTAAGGCAGACTTAATCACCATGGCAAAATTAAACCATTACTATGATTGGAACGTCCAGGGCATCAAGTCTGACAATTCAGAAGCGAAAGCATTGACTGTTTCAGAACTACGTCAAAAATTGGGAATTGATACCAAAAATTAGCTTGATTGTCTATCTCTGACGGACAGACAGGAAAAAGCGAATAGATGATAAAAAACAGTAAATCGCTACAATTCAGTAATATCAAGGGTTGTAGCGATTATTGGAAATATTTGGTCTATTCGTGAAATGGACATTTTGCGAATAGATGAAAAATTATGTTTGACAATTACGCACATTTGGTTTATTTTGGAATTGTATGAGTTGTTAGATCAGGGGGGAGGGTGTCTATATAATTTTTATTTTATATCTACTAAGCCCCCTATTCACTCTCAAAAATAAAAAAAGGGTGTATAAAGTATCATAGCTTTACACACCAATCTACAAGATATCTACAAGATAAATCATGTTTAAAAACTCTTTTCTTGTGAAAATCAAGCTATCAGCGAAAAAAAGTAGTTGGTAACAGTTAAAGCCTGTTTAGCGAGAAAGATGGTGTTAAGATGACATATAAGGCGAAGGGGTTCGGAACACGAAAAATAGACAAGGCGAAATTTATAGACTGTTTGAATTTGTTTTCGCAACGTGCGATAACTGTTTCAGAGATTGCGAAAGTTTTAGGTGTTAGCCACAACACTGCAAGAGATAGAGTTGAGAAGTCGCTTGAGATAATCTATCGGAATGGTGGTGGAAGTATTTCTCCGGATTTGTTCCCGAGCCAATGGTTTACTGATACAGAGGCGAGTTAAGGTGGTGTTATAGATGATACCAGCGGAATTAAGGGAGATAGCGTCGGAATTAAACAAGAAAATTCAGCGTGAGGGTAAAACCAATCAAAACATCATGTCAATGGTGTATATCGCTGAAACAGCGATAAAGACATACGGTGACAGAGATTTTGCGTTTAAGGTTTCTGCAAAAGCGAAAGAATATCTGGAGGGTGTTGTTCGTGATAACTACAACATGGGGGTTTGGAAACTTGAAAAGCTGTGTTTTGATAAAGGTGTTTATGATGATGTATACGGAGCGTTATCCGAGGAAGTCAAAACATACTACGAGATTTTAAAGTTTGAGGGATACTATCTGCTAGACAGTTACGCACTGTATATTGAGCGTAAACGAAAGCCAGAAGAAAGAATGTACCTGCCACGTCGAAAAACGTTGATAAAGGTTATGAACATCCTGCAAAAACTAGAGGATGACGAAATCGACGAAGCATTTATACATATGCCGCCAAGAACTGGAAAATCGTTATGTATGACGATAGGTTGTGCGTGGCATTGCGCTAGACACCAAAACGAAAGTAACTTATATGCGACTTACAAAGAAAGTTTAGGCGGTGCGTTTATAAATGGTCTCATGGAGATATGGACAGACCCGACATATTGCCACAATGACATTTTCCCAACAAAGATTGCCTTTACGGACAGTAAAAACCACAAGGTTGATTTGGGACGTAAAAAGAAATACGCTACTATCAGTGGAAAAGGTCTTGAAAGTGGTCTGAATGGTGAGTATGACGCAAAAGGCTGGATGATAATTGACGACATCATTGAAGGTATTCAAGATGCAATGAATGCAGACATTTTACAGCGTAAACAGATTGTGTTTGATAACAACCTAATGTCACGAAAAAAAGAAGGGTGTAAGGTTTGTTATAACGGTACAATTTGGAGTTTGTATGATATTTTCAGCAACCGTTTGAATTTTTTGCAAAATTCGCCAGATGCACACCACATACGAATTGAAATTTTAAAAATTCCTGCCCTTGACGAAGAAACCGACGAAAGTAACTTTGATTATGATTACGGTGTTGGGTTTTCGACACAATATTATCACACTCTTAGGGCAAAATTTGAAGAAAACGACGATATTGCGTCATGGATGGCACAGTATCAACAAGAGCCTATTGAGCGTGACGGTGCAGTATTTACAAGCGAAGCGTTAAAGTATTATAACGGTGTTTTGCCGAACGAACAGCCTTACAGGATATGTGCAGCGTGTGACGTTGCTTTAGGTGGAGTGGATCCATTAGCACTTGCGATAGCTTACATGTATGAGGATGGTTCAATTTACATACATGATGTTATCTTTGATGCAAACGAAAAAAACATCACAATACCAAAAGTGGTGGAAAAATTTATCGAAAATGATGTCGGAAGTGCTTTTTTCGAATCTAACCAAGGCGGTGAAGGATACAAAGATGAAGTTGACACGGCATTAAGGAATAAAGGTTACAGGATAAACCTAAAATCAGAATATGCACCGACGAACAAGCGAAAAGAACAAAGAATTTTCGACAAAGCACCAAGTATTAGAGATTTTTATTTCCTTGATGTAGGGTGTCGTAGCGCTGAATACAGAAAATTCATGCAAAATCTGTTTAGTTTCACCATGAATGGTAAAAACAAACATGATGATGCACCTGACTGTTTAGCAACTTTAGCGTACTTTATCGAGGGTTCATGGACAAGTAAAATTGAAATACCAGTAAATCCGTTTAGAAGTAACCGTATGGGGGTATATGGCAGATGAAAAAGAAATTGGCACAATATATTGACTTGCAAAAAGAAGTTACAGAGATTAACAACAGAATAGCAAAAGTAGAGAGTGAGATTGCAAAAATAAAGGAAGAGGGAGAAGTTACCGACATTGTAAAGGGCGGTATGGGTGGAATACAGCATTTTACAATACAAGGCATCCCGACATTTTTGTTTGAGCGAAAAGAAGAAATGCTTTTTAAACTTGTGGAAAAAATGGAAAAAGCAGAAAAAAACAAGCTAAAAGCACTAGCAGAGATAGAGGATTTTGTCGAAAGTATAGATGATAGTCACATACGCAGGATAATTAGTTTCAGATACATAGACGGATTATCTTGGAATGATGTGGCAATGCACATGGGGAATGGTTACACAGATGATAGCGTAAGAAAAGCAATGGAAAGATACCTAAAATTGTAAAAACACAAAAAATAGTTAAAAAAATTAAATTTGTCCGATATGTCCGATTATTATATGATATTTTTAAGATGAAAGATGGTTTGATTACCTCAAATTATCAGTTACATACAAACATTTCCGATAGGTGTTTCCCTTGACTTTTAGAAGATGGCAGGAGCGAGTTTTCTCGTTGCTGCTTTTTTCTTGTGGAAAATAAGAAAAAATGAAAGGTGGTGCGATTGTGAACAGAATAACATTACAAGAACTTGTAAAAGGATGCTACGGAAGAAAAGTTGCATACACGAAGTATGAGGAAGTAAACGAAAAAAATGTAATTAACATTGTGGGCGATTGCATCAAAACTTTTTTTACTAATCGTAGGGTTTGCCAATACCTTTGGGATTATTACAAAGGAGACCAGCCGATACGATACAGAGTTAAAACTATTCGTGATGATGTTTGCAACAATGTTGTTGAGAATAGAGCGTTTGAAATTGTACGCTTTAAGAACGCACAGACATTTGGAGAACCAATACAGCTTGTATCACGAAAAGATGATGATAAATTAAACAAGCAGATAGACATTATATGTGACATGATGAAAGATGCAGATAAGCATGTGAAAGATGTTACTTGTGGAGAATGGATATCTGCTACCGGAATAGGTTTTAAGGCAATTCAGCGTAAACAGGATGATATTCCGTTTCGAATTGTTGTACCAACACCGTTAAACACATTTATTATTTATCAGCAAAACACACAAGAGCCATTATTGGCGGTGCAACAACTGAAAGATACGGACGGATTGTTTTACTACCACTGCTACTCTGAAAAGTTTGAATACGTTATCAAAAATAGTACATTAGTACCATTAACAGACGGACAAAACAATTTAGGTGTATATAGCAGATTACACGTTTACGACGGAATACCTATTGTCGAATACAGAAACAATTCAGAGGGATTATCCGACATAGAATTGGTTATAGATTTACTAGACGCAATAAATAATTACCAATCAAACCGTGTAGATGCGGTGCAACAATTTGTACAGTCGTTTATTAAGTTTGTGAATTGCGAGATTGACAGAGAAACTTTCCAAAAGATGAAAATGGATGGAGTTTTGGCTGTAAAATCAAACAACTCACAAAACAAAGCTGATGTTGAGATAATGACGCAGGAACTGAACCAAGAACAAACACAGATTGCAAAAGATGATTTGTGGAATAGTGCTTTATCAATTCTTGCTATACCTAATAAGCAAGGTAATACAGGCGGTGATAGTCAAGGCGCTGTCGAACTTAGAAATGGATGGGATTTTGCCAAGTCTGCTGCAAGATTGAAAGATGCGTTTATCGTTTCAAGCGAAAGACGATTTATTAAGCTGATTTTGGAAGAAGTCAAACGCAAAATGCAAATTAACAAACAAGAGTTTGCCTTATCTTATAGAGATTTTGACATAGTAATAAGTCATTCGCCACAGGATAACATGATTATTAAAGCACAGTGCTTGGAGTACTTACTTAGAAACGGTATTCATCCACTTATTGCCATTAAAACCTGCGGGTTATGGCATGACGCAGAAAAAACATTCTTGCTTTCGAAACCTTATCTCGACAATATCTATAAGAGTATCGACATGGTCGAAGAACAGGAACAAAAAGCAGTTGACTTGAAGAAAAAATTTGATAGCAAATTACAGCAAAACACCAATAACGAGGGGGTGTCTGAATAATGGATATTATTGTAAAAAATAAAATATGCCATGTTGAAGGACACGCAATCGTTAAGGATAATTCTGATTTAAAACTTAATTTTGTTTTTGATGAAGAATGGGAAGGAAAAGAAAAGACTGCACGTTTTGTTTGTAATGATAAAGAGATATATTCTGATGTTGCAATAATAAACAATCAATGTACAATCCCGATTTCCGTTTTGGAAGTTGGGATTATTAAAGTTGGTGTGTTTAATTCAGAGATGTCTACTTTGTACGCAAACTTAATTGTATTACCGTCAATTCTTTATCAATCAAAAGGATGTTTGCCAGATACAATTCCAAGCGGTGTTGTAATGACAAGTGACGGTTATGTGGTCTACACAGCAGATGATTATATTGTTTTATCAAAAGGCGCTGAAAACCAAAGTACAGTCACAGAATACATAGTGACAACCGTTGATAACGAACAAATATACACATCTGATGATTACTTAGTTACAATCCAGGATTAAAAATGGAAAGGAGCATAGACAATGGCAGAAGAAGAAGTTAGAAAATTGGTATTGCCTTATGACCATACGCAATTACCAGCGTTATTGGCATCCATTAAAAATGAAGATGAATTGAGAACATTTATCCTTGAATATGCAGAAGCCAAAGGCACATCATTGACAGAAAACCAAGTAAACACATTGATTGCTAATTATATCACCGAAAATAATATTGGTAGCGGAAATTCGCAAAGTGGAACAGGATTAACACCTGAGCAGGCACAAAAATTAGCAATTTTGCTTACAGACGGTAATGGCGAAAAGTATCTTGGTGATGATGGTAATTACCACAACATTCCAGCAGGAGACGCAGGAACATCCATTGACGATACAACAACATCAAGTGCATCCACATGGAGTTCAGAAAAGATACATCAAGAAATTGAAGGTAAAACAGTATCACAATCGCAGATTAACAACGCTGTCAGTGAATATTTAACAGAAAATCCAGTTAGCGGTGTTACAAATGCACTATCAAAAATAAACATAGCTGTTCTAGGTGATAGCATTTCAGACGTTGAAAGTGGCGAAAATGGCTATGGTATGTGGATTAATAAATTCAGAAGTCTTGCAAGTCCTAAATCATTTACAGATTATGCGGTCGGTGGTGCAGTTTGGACTTTTTCAAGTAATACCCAAAGCGTGTCTACAAGGTCAGAAATGACAGCTAGTAACGCTAATAACTGTATTGGAAATCAGTTTAACCGATTGAAAGCAAGCGTTGACAATAATACTATTGCAACACCAGATTTAATCTTTATTTTAGCAGGCTCAAATGACGCTTTTCAGAATAAAACAGTTGGTACACCATCAACAGTGTTTGAGACTGACACAGCACAGAGTTCAGATATAACAACACTAACAAATTTGTGTGCATCTGTTAGATATGTGGTAGATAAAATCAACGCAGAATATCCAAATGCAAGGATTGTTTTAATGACACCGATAGCATTTGGCGGTCATGCGTCAGAATTTGCACGTTTAACACCAATTAGAAGTGCAATTCAAGAATGCGCGGAATACTTAGGCATTTATTGTATTGATGGGTGCAAGGCAGGTATTACATTTCATAGGGAACATCTTGGAAGAAAATACTTGATTTCAGACCTAGCGCACTTGACTAAGCTAGGCGGTGATTTAGTTGGAAAATTCATTTTTGATGAATTAAGCAACCTACCTTTTATTATGACAAAATCTCTATACGGTGCTAGTGATGATATAGAGGTAGAAGCAACAGGGATTTCAATAAATGATGTTGCAAGCAATCTATTGGTAAAAGGACAGCATCCAATATTTACGGTGTCAATGTTGCCAAGCACAGCAAATGTAAGTAGGAACAGAACTGATATCTCGTCAAATGTAACTTTTACTTCTTCCAATACATCAATTTGCATGTTCCCAGGACAACAATCGTTGGGAATGGGGTATGCAACCCTTAATGGTACAGGAACAGTTACAATCACAGCTAGAGACAGCGTAACAGGTTTTACAGCGACAAAAGAAGTTACGATTACAAATAGTGCGGTTAATTCGTATACAATAACAAATAATCTAACGAATGCAAGTAATAGTAACAATGCTAGTACAGCAAATGAAAATAGTTCGTATACCGCCACAATTACAGCAAACACAGGCTATACATTAGATAGTGTCACCGTAACAATGGGTGGAACAGACATTACAAGCACAGCTTATAGCAATGGAACAATCAGCATTGCAAGCGTAACAGGAAACATTGTGATTACTGCAAGCGCAACACAGTCAAGCCAAGAGGTACACGCAACAGCAATTTCATTGTCACCTAGCACAGTTTCATTCAGCACAGCAGGAGACACAAGTACTATTACAGCTACTTTGACACCATCAAATACGACGGACACCGTTACAAGTTGGGCTTCAAGCGATAACACAGTTGCAACTGTAAGTAATGGGGTAATAACGTCGGTTGCCAATGGTTCAGCTACTATTACAGCCACAACTTCAAATGGATTGACAGCTACGGTTAGCGTAACGGTTAGTATTTCGCAGGGTGGAGATGGAATTACTGTTCCAAATGATTACAGTTATTCAATGACAACTCCTACAACATTTGATAGTAACACAAGACAGATAGATACAAACCTTAAGTTACAATCTAGTAATGCAGGTGCTTATTCGTTGGTCGTTGAATGGGATAATCCAACACCAATTACTGACCAAATACAAGTTCTTATGTCTTGTGGAAACCCGGTCTATAGCGGCGCGCTTAATGGTTGGAGTGTGAACAATACTAGTGTAGAAAGCACTAAGTTCAAATTGCGTTCTGGTGTATCAGTAACAGAATTGACAAATGTTGAGAAGTCAAATAAACAGGTACTTATACTCACAAGAGTAAACGGTTCGTATAATTTGACTGCTTATGTAAATTCAACAACAGCAATAACTTGTCCATTAAACAATACAACACATGATTATAATTGGATTTTGGGTTGTGATGTAAATGGAAATCCTAGATTTACTGGTACAATATACAGTGCTTACAAGTACGACAGAGTTTTGACATCAGAAGAAATATCAAGTATTTTTTCTTAAAACCCAACCCTACTGGTTCGGCAGCAGTCGATTAAATATCGTGTCTCGATAGCCAGTAGTCTTTCCCATTCGGGATTGGTTCGGAAACGGTAGCCGATTAAATGTTGTATTGCCCCAACAGCCAATAATATTAAATGCAACCAAGTAGATAAATATGCAAACAAAAAATATAATTAGTGAGGTAAATTATAATGGAATTAAGAGATACAATTGAGTTAATGAACAGTGATGATTATAAGGATAGGTTTAGAGCAGAATACTACCAAACAAAAATAAGATATGAAAAACTACATAAAATGCTGATTAAAGCGGATGCATTAACATTATCATTTACGCCATTATGTAGTATATCCTTATTAAAGGAGCAGAAAAAATGCATGGGAGAATATCTACATGCGTTAGAAGTCAGAGCAGAGATTGAAGAGATTGATTTATAATAATATGATTGTATGACATTCAGTAATATTATTAACAAGTAAAAAACAAAATTTAAGTTTCTAAAGTTTTTCTTTAGTTTCTAAAATTTTAACATAAAAATAATTATCATGTTGAAGCAACCAACGTAAAAAAGCGTAGAGAAAAGGAAGGTAAAAATTATGACTAGAGACGAAGTAAACGAATACTTAAAAACAAAATTAGGTATTGAAGAACCTACAAAAGAACAGATTGACAGCTTTTTAAACACTCTCAACGAAGCAGTTACTAAAGAAAAAGACAACGCAAAGTATTACAAGGCAGAAGCTAACAAGTCCGTTGAAAAATTGGCAGAGTTACAAGCGCAGCTTGACGCTATTAACAACGACAATATGACAGAAATCGAAAAGGCAAATAAAGCCACAAATGACGCATTGGATAAAGTGTCAACGTTAGAAAAACAGTTACAGACAATGACACTAAAAAACAGTTTTGCCGAAAAGGGCATTACTGGTGAAAATGCTGATAAGATGATAGAAGGTATTATGAGCGGTAATTTTGATGTTGATACTCTTGCTAATATCATTACTTCTGCTACAGAAACAGCTGTGCAGAACAAGGTAAACGAATTGGCAAACAACGCAGGTTCTCCAACAAGCGGTAGTCAAGGTCAGAATAAAGAACTTAGTGTCGCTGAACAATACGTTATGAAAATGCACGAAAACGACGCAGGCAGTGACATCTTAGCAAATTATCTATAGAAAGAGAGGAAAAAAATATGAGTAATATGAGTTTTGAGACAAAAAATGTTACAACAGCAGTAAACATTTTGAAACGTTCACCATTTGAAGGAATTGCGATTACTTTAGACTTTTCTGGCGTATCAGCAACAACTTCGGAAGGAAAAAAGATTGTTAAAGCAGGTACTCCAATCGGTTCGACAGGAGTTGTAGACAACACAGCTACAGTAGCAGGTATCCTATTGTTTGATGTAACAGAGGACAGACCACAAGGAACAATCTTGAAGAAAGCATATATTGACACAACAAAGGCACAGACACACAGTGGGGTTACTATTGCCGCTGCTGCCAAAAGTGCATTACCAATGATTGTGTTTGAATAGGAAGGAGTGAAGTAAAATGTTAGTAAATGAAGTAGTAAATTCAAAATCTATCGCATTAAATGTTTCTAAAAATCCATCAAACGATATTCCTTACCTGGGCGAGAAATGGTTTCCTAATCAGAAAATGGAAGGTTTAGACCTTAAATGGGTAAAAACTTCTACAGGATTGCCAGTCGCATTACAGCCTTCAAACTTTGATGCATTGCCAGTGTTAAGAAGTAGAGAAGCACTTGATATTCAGAAAACACAGATGGCATTTTTCCGTGAAGAAATGGATATCAATGAGGAACACCTAATTGAATTAGACCGAATTAAGTCAACAGATGATGCATTTTTAGAAATGGCATTGAATTCTATTTATAACGACACAGATAGATTAGTTCTTGGTGCAGAGGTTATCCCGGAAGTAATGCGTATGAAGTTGTTAGCAACAACTTCTGGTTCGCCACAGATTACATTCTCCGCTAACGGTGTAAACTATTCGTACAATTACGATACAAACAGTGCATATGCTAGTTCAGCTAACCACTATGTTGCATTAAGCGGTACATCACAGTGGACAGTTGCAAACAAGACAACAGCAACACCTTTGTCTGATTTGCAGAATGCAGTTAAGAAATTAAAAGAATTAGGAAAAGCACCTAAATACGCTTTGATGAACTCTGCTACATTTAATAAGATTGCAGGAAACGCACAGATTGCATCTGCTATTTTGGCACAGAATGCAACAGCAACCGTGTTTATCACTGATGATATGGTTAAAAAAGTTATCGAGAGCGTAAGCGGACTTAAAGTTGTTATCTATGACAAGATGTATAAGGATTACACTGGTGCATCACAGTACTTCTATCCAACAGACCGTGTTACTATTCTTCCAGAGGAAAAACTTGGTAACACTTGGTTTGGTACAACACCAGAAGAAAGAACAGGCAGACAAATTCCTGATACTGACGTTACTATGCATGGTGGAATTGCTATTGCAACAAAAGTTGTTTACGGTCCTCCATTTAAAATGCAGACTATCGCATCTCTTATCTGCTTACCATCATACGAAAACATGGATAGCACATTTGTTATTAAGACAGCTTAATGGGGGTGTGCATCATGAAATTTGAATATTGTGTAAAGCATGACGGTGTTTATTATGAAGCAGGAACGGAAGTTCCTGTTTCTGATAAATCCGTTAAAGAAACTACTACGGAAACAAAGAAAAACGAAAAGACAACCAAAAAGAAAGAAGTGGAATAATCTATGATGGAAGAAATTGTTGCTTCGGTGGTTGTCAAGGCTAGTTCGTACTTTAATACCATAGACGATTTAAAAGGACAATCTCCAAGCGGATTTCTTGTAGAGTTTGCTATTGAAAAGTACAAACACCTTAGACAGTTCCCACCTTCTTATACGCAAGAGAAAATAGAAAAAGATATTTGGGACAACTTAAATACGATTACAATGGCGGTTGTGGACTTGTATCTTAAAGTCGGAGCAGAAGGCGAAACAGTACACAATGAAAACGGTGTAAACATCACTTATGAAGATGCGTATATATCTTCTAGCGTGTTTAAAAACGTTTATCCGTTTGTTAGCACCGTATTGTATTAGTAGTCAGTGCATCAACTTATAGTTGGTAGGGGTAGGCTTATATTGGTGGTGGGATGCCTACAAAAAACATGCGAAGGAGTTTTAAAGTATGGAGATACAATTAACTATTTTACTTAGTGTAATATCCGTGTCAGCGGCGGTTTTTTTTGGTGTCAAAAGTTATCTTAGGACGAAAGAAGTTTCCGTTGCCGATAGAACAAGAGAATTTACGACTATAAGTGTAAAGCTAGATGAAACAATTTCTCTTAGCAAAGAAACCAAAGAAGAATTAAGACAGCTTAGATGTGATATAAGCGAACATAACTCTAGGATTGGCAAATTAGAATTTAGATTAGATGAACTAGAAAAGAAAGTCGGGTGATTATATGCGTTTACACACGCTACAAAGGAATAAACATAAATTGAAATATTCGCTTGAATTGGGTTTGTTTCCCAAATACAGAACTGTAAACGGTAAACAAATTGAAACAGGCGAAAGTGAAATTGTTTATTCTACACCATTAGAAATGAAGTCTAGTTTGTCTATGAGTGGTAATGAAGCAGAACAAACCGAATACGGTTTGTCTTTTTCAGATTACCAAGCTATTTTACTTTATCCTAATGATTTATACCCTTTGGAAGAAGGTAGCCTTATTTGGGCAAAATCCGAGGTCAGAAACAAACTTACTACACCAGTTATAGTTACCTTGGAAAATGGGGATAAAATTTCCACTTTTTATCCTCAAAAAAACAGTGCAGATTATATAGTTATCAAAATAAGCAAGAGTTTACATTATACAAAGGCAATTTTACAGGCTATTAACAAGTAGGTGCTTAAAGTGAAGAAAAAAATTAAAATAAACATTTTTGATGTAAACAGTATAAAGCAAGCACAACAAGAATTGCTTGAATACAAAAAAGACTTGATAAGAAAGTGTGATATGTTTGTCAAATTATTGGCAGAAGTCGGTGTTGAATGTTGCCGAATAAACATAGAAAGTTATGATGCTTTCGACACAGGAGAGTTATTTTCAAGTATATCTCTAACAAAAGGTGATGTTATTACAAACGGAAGTCAATATGTTGTTTACACGGATTGCGAATACGCTAAATTCGTTGAATTTGGAACAGGTATTCGAGGTGCAAACTCACCACATCCACAAGTAAACGGTGAAAATATTGACTGGACGTATGATGTAAACAATCACGGAGAAAACGGATGGATTTATGTAAAAAATGGAGAAGTCCATTGGACTAAAGGTTTTGAAGCGAGACCGTTTATGTTAGAAACATTTTTTGATTTGCAAGAATACAACAAAGTAAAAAAGATTGCTAAGCAAGTATGGGGGTGATACTTATGGCAAATTCCAACAGATGGACAAGCGATTTATTACCAATCGTTTTTACAAGGCTCAAAAACGGACTTTCGAAAGAGTTTAAGACAAACTATGGCTTGACTGATAAAAGTTTCTCTACGGTGTCAAATTCGACTTCACAGCCTACATTCCCTTTTGTTTATGTCAAAAGTATTGTACCTAAAGAAGTAATGCAAACAATTAGCAATGATGTTATATCGGGAATTAACTTCACAATTCAGATTGATGTAACAACAAACACTTCACAAGAGGACGCAGATAATATAGCTTATGAATTATTGCAAATAATGAAACAAATGAAGTTTAACACTTCTTCATTGCCTACTTTTGACAACCAAAACAATGAATACAGAAGTACAGCCAGATACACTCGTTTAATTGGTGCATCTGATACTTTATAAAGAAAGGATTGATATATATGGCATTTAGTGTTGCAGGTTTATCAACGCTTGGTGTTAAGGCATCATACGCAGTTGAAACAGTTGCAGGAACAAAACCATCAACAGGATGGCTACAGTTAGAGCGATTAACTTCTATCGGTGGTTTATCGCTTTCAACAGAACAGATTGACGTTACAGCTATTGAGGATGTGTTTAAGCGTTACGCAGCAGGACAGCAGGACACAGGTGGTAACATTGAAATTGGATTTAACGTTACACCCGAAGTTATTGCACAGATTGAGAAGTTATTTACAGCTTCAAATACTGCAAAATCAGCTTCGAAAGCTACATGGTTACAGATTAGTCATGACGATATGAGCAGAGCATTCTTTATTAAGATTGAATGTCCTAGAGCTATTCCAGTTCCAGAGACAAGTCCTAACTCTGCATGGCAGATTACTGTAAACTTTATCGTTTCTTCTTATGAAGGGCTTGCAAATAAAGTTACATTCACGCAGGATAGTACAATCAATGCAGATGGTACAATTTCTGGAAACTAAAAAATTTAAACAAGAACGGGTGGTGTAACAGCCACCCTTCCCTATAAAAAGGGAGAAGGGAAGGTAAATATGAGAGAAATCAAAATTGGAAACAAGAACTACAAACTTGAATACACGATTGAAGCGGCATTGTATAAAGACTGTGCCGAAACTGTAATTAACTTCATGTCAAATGTTGCTAATGCAGAAAATAAAAATGAAATCAAAGAAGTTTTAAGTGCTACTATTGATGTACCTAACACTTGCATGACTTGTTTTTACGCAGGACTGTTAGAAAATCACGGTGAAGAAATCACAAGTTTAAGTGATGCTAAACAATTAATTAAGGTTTGGTTTAAAGAAAACCAGGATAATGAAAAAGGAAACTTTTACGGATTATTCATGGAACTTCTTGAGATTATGGGCGAAGATGGTTTTTTCAAACAACTCGGTCTGACACAGCTAGTGAACGAAGCGGAAGAAGCGACCGAGAATGCGAAAATACCACAGGACCACAAAAAGAAACAAACAAAAGTTTCAAAGAAATAATCTTTGATGATGTTTTGCCTAATGCCTTAATTGCAGGAATAGAGTACAAAGAATTTTTTCATTATACACCATTTGCAATTAACAAGATAATCGAAGCATACAATAAGAAAAACCAAGAAAAGTATGAATTTAATGAATACATTTCGTGGCTTAATGGTATGTATGTTTCTTATGCCATATCAAGTTGTTTTTCCAAAAGTGGTGCTTATCCCGATAAACCAGTTACGCAGGATAAGGAAACTGCTACTGATGAAGAAACTGGACAACAGATTGAATTGACAGAAGAAGAAAAGAAAAAGAAACAAGTTGAAGGATTATTTATGTTTTTGCAAGTGCAACAAGCGAACAAAAAACTTGCCGAAAAATTCGGTGAAAATAAAGAAGATATTAACGGTAGCGAGGTTTAATTCCAAACTACCGTTTTTTTATATAATTAAAGGTAGGTGAACAATATATGTCAACAAATATTGGCGAATTAGACATACAAATAACAGCCAATGCCACAAAGGCAAATAAGGCACTTGATGATTTGGCTGATAGCTTATCAAGGTTGCAGGATGTGTCATCAAATTCCAGCGGTTTAAACAACGTTTCTGTTGGTTTAAAGAACATTTCTACAGCTATGCAAGGAATGAAAAATGTTGCATCTCGTGATTTTACTACACTTACAAAAGGAATAGAAAAAATCACTAACATTAATACTGGTAATTTACAGAATGTTGCATCACAATTAACACCGTTATCGGATGCAATCGACAAATTCTCACGTGCCACTATAGATACTAAAGGAATTTCGTCCTTTGCTACTGCCCTTTCGAAACTTGGTGGAGTTAAATTCGAAAATTCAAATAATTTTGGTATTTTTTCTGCCGAATTAACAAAACTTATAAACGCTTTAAACGGAGTTGAGGGAGTAAATTCCAAAATAACTTCATTCGTAAATGCTTTGGCAAAATTGGCAAACGCAGGAGAAAACACATTTTCTACTGCTAAAGGACTAAAGCCATTGCAAAATGAATTGTTGAATTTCATGAGTGCTATGAGTAGCGTTTCATCTGTAAATTCGGAAGTCCGAATGTTTGTTTCTTCTCTTGGACAATTAGCAAGTGCAGGAACTAAGACGCAAACTACAGCAGATGGATTGAAACTATTATCGCAATCAGTCAAACAATTTGCGGTAGATATGCAGTCATTACCCGAATTATCGGGCAAAACCTTATCTCTTTTGAACAGTTTAAGTGGTTTGTCACAATCGGGAAATAAATTAGGTGGTGTTTTTTCCAAGATAAACAATTCAGCAAGTAAAACACCGTCTTTGTTTAGCAAAACATCAAGAAGCACAAAAGGTCTTGCAAGTGCTATTGGTATGCTTTACGCAAAATATTGGATGCTTATTAGAGTTTTTGGCAAATTAAAAAGTGCCATAACAAGTGCTATGGACTACATAGAGGATTTTAACTACTATGATGTAGCAATCAATAAAGTAAGTGAAGATTATTACAAAGAAGCTGGCTTTAGAAATGCAAAAGCATATAAAGAGTCTTACGAAAAAAATCTTGGCGATTTGAACAAAAAATTAACAGGAATGACAGTTTCTAAAACAGGTGAACTAGGAATTGCAGACACAAAAAGCCTTGGTTTGGATGTTTCGGAAATTGTAGCTTATGAAGCTAAAATAACACAGTTGACTAACTCTATTGGTATGCTAGGAACTGGAAGTGAAGCGGCGTCAAAAGCAATGGCGATGTTAAGTGCTGATATTTCGAGTTTAACAAACACTGATTTATCGCAGGTGCAAGACAATCTTGTTAGTGGTATTAGTGGTATGACAATGGCAGTTAGAAAGTATGGTATTGATATCTCTAATGCCACTTTGAAGCAGTACGCACTTGAATACGGAATAACCAAAAACGTAGCTTCAATGACACAATCAGAGAAAACATACTTGCGTATGTTAGCAATATTAGACCAATCAAAAATTTCATACGGAGATTTAGCAAAAACCATAGACTTACTTGTGGCTTAGTGTGGTAACGCACTAATGTAAATCGAGCAAAATCGGTGAAGGCTAAAATTTTGATTTAAGCACTTTGTTTTGATATAATATAATAAAAAACAAAAGGGAGTGCTTATCTTGAAAAAATATGTTGTTTATAAAGTAACAAATAAAATAAACGGAAAATTGTATATAGGTAAAACTTATAATTTTAAAAAAAGAAAAAGAGAACACATTTTGAATAAAAATGATAATTTACCATTTCATAATGCTTTAAAAAAATATGGTGAAGAAAACTTTGAATGGGAAATTATTGATACTTCTGATAATGACGAAGAAATCAAACAAAAAGAAATATACTGGATAAAGAAATTAAACACTTGCATAAAATCAAAAAAATCAAATGGTTATAACATAACTGTAGGTGGTGAAGGTGGTGTTTCTTGGAATTCAGAGCCAGTTGTTCAGTTTGATTTTGACGGAAATTATATAGAAGAATTTGAAAGTGCTTCTTGTGCATCTTTAAAATCAAAAGCAGACAGACACATGATAATAGAGTGTGCAAAAGGTAATATATCTCAATCTGGTGGTTACCAATGGAGATTTAAAAAAGATGTAAAATCAAATTGTATTTCAAATTATAACAAAAAAAGTTCTCACAAAACCAAAAAAATAGTTCAATTAGATTTAAACGGATATTTAATAAATGTTTTTGATAGCGTTACAGATGCATCAAAAAAATTAAACTTAAATAGAGCGAATATAAGTTCTTGTCTTTGTGGTTATTCTAAAAGATGCGGTGGTTATCAATGGATTTATTTTGAAGATTACAACCCATCAAAAGATTATTCGTTTAAAGGAGTTGAATACAAAGATAAAACAATTTTTCAATTAGATGATAAAAACAACATAATAAACACATTTAATAATTGTTCAGAAGCTTCAAGAGCAATCGGAGAACCAACTTCTGTTCATAAACAAATACACAAAGCGTTAAAAAACGGACATAAGTGCAAAGGATTTAGATGGGTTTATTCAAAAGATTATCAAAATCATGCTAATACCGAGGTAACTATATAGATTGCGAAAGGCTATATAGCACCGTAGAGAGTAGGAAGTGAATAAATATAATCTTCCCAAGAGTGTTCGACAACCTATTTATTAGGTTGATAATGTACTCCGACCTTATAGGAAACTATAAGAGGTAAAGGATAAAGAGCCTTTACGATAACAAAGTGAAACCAACCTGCTAATCAATTTCGTTTACTGAAAAACAACATTAAACAATGTGGAATGATGCTAGGTAGACTGTTTATGCCAATCATCCAAAAAGTATTACCATGGATAAACGCTATGGCAATGGCTATTAGAGATTTAATAAAACATATCGGAGATTTGTTTGGTATTAAATGGTCAGAAGCGTCAAAAGCAATAAAGACTGGTGCTGATGTTGATTTTGAAAGCACAGAGGATGGTCTTGACGGTGTCGCAGATAAAATTGACAAAACAACAGATAGTGCTAAAAAGCTAAACAAACAACTACAAGGATTTGATGAATTAAACAACCTAACTTCAAGTGTTTCAAATAGTTCTGACAATGGGGCAAGCGGTGCAGGTAGTGGAGCTGATACATCAGGGATGTTAAATTCTGCTTTAATTGATGCAGTTGAGGACTATCAAACAAGATGGAATAAAGCATTTGATGGAATGACTTCAAAGGCAGATGAACTGAAAAAGAAAATCGAAGAAGTGTTTTTAAGAGATTGGAAACTTGGTGACTTTACGGATGTTGGAGTATGGGTTGGCGACCATATCAATAAATTAATTGAGGGATTTAACCCTAAAAAGGCAGCAGACGGAGTAACAAGGCTTGCTACAAGTATTGAAACTTTTTTAACTGGAGCAATCAGTGAAGTAGATTGGGAATTGTTGGGATATGATATCGCAACATTTTTCGGCAATATTGATTATTCAAAAATAGGTATAAAGTTTATCTACTTGGCAGGAGCAATATTGAAAGGTATGGCAGACGCAATAGATGGAATGATTAAAGGTTTAGCAGATTCCAATCCGTTGTCACTTGCTTTAATTGGTTTATTAGGTGCAGTAAAATTAACAGGTGCAGACAAAGCACTTGCAACAGCGTTGGCAACAGCATTAGCAAGAGCAAATCTATCTCTTGGGAAAATTGCACTAGGTCTAAGTCTAGGATATGCAACATTTAAACTTTCAGAAAGTAATGACAAGATACAATCACTTGTTGCTGCACCAATAACAGCGGCATTAGCAGGTTATACACTAACACACGACCTTAAAATCGGATTAAAAGTTGCGGCTCTTACATTGGCTTGGAATACTGGTTTTGATTTTGGGAAATGGCTTGGTGAAAAATTGTTTGGTACAAAAGGTGATTGGTGCTTTACGGATTATGACCTTAGTGAATGGTGGGATGCTTTTGGACAATGGTTCAGCGATATTGGAGAAGCATTAGGATATATGGGTGAAGATGCTGCTAATTTCACAATTGGAATTGGTGTAAAAATCACCACTACTGCAAAAGCTTTAACAAACGCATTTAACAACTTAATTAAAAACATTGTTAATTTCACAATTGGAATTGGTGTAAAAATCGCCACTACTGCAAAAGCTTTAACAAACGCATTTAACAACTTAATTAAAAACATTGTTAATTTCACAATTGGAATTGGTGTTTCGATTTCAACAGGTGCAAATGCCTTAAAAAATAGTGTGTTAGGATTGATTAAAAAAGTTGGTAATACTGCCTTGTCAATTAAAGCTAAATTGACAGGATTAAGCAAAAAAACTGTTGCTAATTGGTTGACACCTCTAAAAAACGGATTGAATAGTATGATTAATGGTTTTAATTCATTGATGCATATTAAATGGAGTGCAGTAAAAGTCAAAGGTGTAACTATTATACCAGCTTTTGATAAGCAACTTTTCAAAATCCCGACTTTGGCAACAGGTGGTTTCGTTGAAACAGGACAAATGTTTATTGCTCGTGAAGCTGGACCCGAAATGGTTGGTAAAATAGGAAACAAAACGGCAGTTGCCAATAACCAACAAATTGAAAGAGGTATCTCTGACGCTGTATACAACGCTTTAGTGCCAGTATTGACAGAAGTTGCAAATTCCATCAACAACATGGGTAATAATAACACCTTGTTTGTTGAGGGGGTTTCTGATGGCGATATTGTGAGAATTGTTGAGCGTGAAAACAGAAATTTTGTGAAGAGAACAGGTAGACCATTGTTTTCAAATTAAAAATGATAGATAGCAAGTCTTTGTGGCTTGCTATTTTTTTAAGAAAGGATGATATATAATGGCTTATAATAATTCTAAAGGTGTAATCTCAATAGCAACCGCATACAGTAACGGAAGTTACACATTTCGTAAATTAGATGGGTTTATGCAACCTGGGGGAATTGACGTTACACCCGACCAAATGCAGGATATGGACAGTTATGTAAATTCAAAAGGTACACTTATCCGTAATGTTTTATCGGTATCAAGAACAAAATGTGAGTGTACAACACGCAATTTGAGTTATGATGAAAAGAAAACTTTGTTAGGCTATGTAGCAAGTGCAATAAACCTAAATGATGTTGATTTCCATGGAAGAACAAGCAATCAGATTAAGTGTAATAAAGCACAAAGATGTTGCGTAATTCGTTTTTATGACGATTATACAGACAGTTATAAAAAGGCACATATGTACATTCCCGACATTACATTCAAGTTTGGTGGAACGTATGAGGGAAAACCTCGTTATTTGCCTATGTCAATACATATGATTGCATATGAAAAAGCTATAAACGAATAGAAAGGTGGGAATACAATTATGATGAATTTGACACAATCGCAGATTGATATTTTTAACGATATCGGAAAAAAATATTTCATAAATTACAATATCAGCATTGATGTTAGCAATGGTTTAGTTGTTGAACTTGATGCAGAGGACATTATTGAGGAAAGTGTTTCTATTAAGCAGTCAATCAATGAAAATAATAAACTTTTGTTCGGTGGATGTATATCATCTTACTTTTCTGTTAGTGTTGCAGGAGCAAACGATTACGCAATAGATGGCAAAAAAATGACAGTAACAGCGAATATAGAGGATGCAGAAGAAAATACAGTTTATTCTTATTCTGTTGGCGAATTTTACATTGATAGTTCCACTCTAAGCAGTAATAAGTTATACCGGAATATAACAGCCTACGATTGTTTATATACCAAAGGTAACAAAAACGCATCCGAATATTATGAGGGATTGTTTACCAACTCCGAAAGTGTAAATCTTGGCACTTTTATTACTGGATTGCTTACCTATGCAGGAATACCAACAAACAACTTGAATATTTCTACAAACATACTTATATATCATGGTGTATCTATGCAAGGTTCAGAAGTCACCGTTAACACATTGTTGCGAATGTCTTTAGAACTGCTTGGAAAGTACGGATATATTGATAGTGACGGTTATTTTAACCTAATAGACATTTCAAGCAATGTTTCTCATGCAATAGATGGTTATATATCTTTTGATAAGTCTGAAAAGCCATATGACGGTGTAACAGGTGTCAGAATACAATTATCTTCTACAGACGAAGGAACACTTGTAGGGCAAACTGGAAATGTGTATGATGTCACAAGTAATTACCTAACATACGGTATGTCAAGCCAAGAAATAACTGCAATAGGACAATCATTGCGAACAACGCTACAATCTTATTTGTTTACACCTTGCAGCGTTGAAACATATAACACGTTATATCTTGAATTAGGGGATGTAATTTCTGTTACGGATGAAGAAAATGTAACATTCTACTCTCCTATTCTTTCAAGAGAAATAAATGGTATTATTGTTTCTAAAGACAAGCTATCTAGCAATGTAGAACATGATTACAACACAGAAACATATTCAGAGGCAAACGAAGTAAAGGCTTTAAAGGGGAAAACTCTTGAATTAGTCAAAACTATTGACGAAGTATCCTCACGAATGACAGATATAGAAAATAATACTTCTTCTGCCATTGTTCAAACAGCTAACACAATTACAATGAATGTGAAACGTGGAAATGATACTGTTAGCATTGTTCTTGGTGAGGTTGACGATAATAATAATTTAATTTTGTCTGCCGAGGCAAAAGATATTTTATTGACTGCTGACAACATCAAGATTGTTTCCAATAATTTCAATGTTGATGAACAAGGAAACGTGCAAATTAAAGGTTCAAACGCTTTATTGCAGGTACGAGATAGTGAGACTTTTGTTGATATATCAGCAGGCGAAAAAATGATAGATATGTATAAAAGTCCAATTGTAGTTTCGTCGTATTCTACATTGGCAGAAGATAATCCGTTTGCTAATTTCGACCAATTATTTTATAAAAAGATAATAAAAGTTGATAATTATTTATATACAATTCTTGGAGATAAGTTAGTCAAAAGTGAAAACTTAGAAACTGCTGACCTGTCTAATCTTCACTGGGATATACCAAATATTGGACATTTTGATGATGAATACAAATATGATGTATGCGAACTTCACAGTGTATGTTACTATAACGACCAGGTATGTGTGTGTGGAAAGTACACTAATTCAAGCACTAACCAATCTGCAAACTTTTTGTCATTAAATGAGGCAGAATTTTACATAACTCAAAATGTATCTGATTATTCAGATATTGTAGCTATCGGAAATACAATTTTTTGGGTTTGTGGAAATGGTTTATACTATTACAGAACGACAACTGACGAATTAACAAAAATAACCGATTACGATTATATAGTGTCTGATAAAGTTAAGTTAAAAGCGTTTGAAGATTTTTTATTTGTTATAGATGGGAAACTATCTGTTTTTTATTGTCCTTTTTACCTTAGTACTCCTCAAACAATGACAATAAGACAATATTTGACGCTAAATCATAGTGCTATCATTCAAGACATAGAAATTTTAGGTCATTCTACATATGTACTACTTAGCGATAATAATTATTTGTGGTATGCCAATTCTATTTATGATGTTTTTAATGGACAGTTTTACGAAGGTTTTAATAATGAAGATGATATTATGGGCGAATTTAGCGGTATTAGACATTTTGATTTTTTATTAAATATAGGTGAAAGCGTTATCGCTGTCGGAAGAACTATTGAAGATTGGTTTGGGTTTTATGAAACTTGTAATGGTAAAGAATATTCTAGTTTGACAGACACGTCGGACATATATTCCTATCAAGAAGATAATTTCAACGGTGTTATAGTTGGTAACTATATTATAACACCGAAGTATAGTTTTAAGATTGACAATTTTATTTCTTTTACTAATTCTGAAAAAACTAATATTTTTTCGATTAAAAAAAGTGGTGAAATTCAGTACGACGGAAAAGAATTTAATTTTGGCAAAACTTCAGATGATGGGTGGAATACGACACTCAAAATTAAAAAAGATGTTATAACTAATCAAGAAGAACCCGAATATTCTATCGAGTTAAAAACAAGAAATAATACTGATGATATCACACGAAAATTAAATATTAGTTGCGGCGAATGTATTAGGTTTAGCGAAGAAGAAAACGGAATTCAAACAAAGAGTTTTAGTATAGACGAATACAGCTTTGATTGTTATGATAAATATGCTGGTAAACATTTTATTCTATCACCATCAATGCTAAATCTCAAAAATAATAATGGTGTAGGTATAAATTTAGAAACTGATGGAACATTGAATGGTGAGGATGACGAGGGATTTAAAATTACACCATCTAAAAATTGTTATTGTGGTATTGATACCCCATATGTCAATGATTATGACATGCATATGAGCCTTTATACACATACTAATCGATGGGGTGCAAGTCAAAACTTACCGTCAATCAAAGTAGAACAGCGAGACAACACAGGAACACGAAATGAAGTATATCTGCTTAATGGTGATGGTGACACTTTGTTCCCGAATGATGTGTTTGTAGGAACTCTTGTACAATCATCCGACAGAAAAATAAAAGACAATATTGAGACAATTAACGAAAAATCAGCTATCGAGTTGATAAATTCATTACAACCAGTTCAATATATCTTTAAAAAAGATAAAAGCAAAAAATTAAACATGGGATTTGTTGCACAAGACGTAAAGGAAGTATGTGACAATATAGGCATTGATAATTTTGCATTATATGATGTTGCCGAAGTTGATAAAAAAGGTAACAGGAGCAAAAAAATAAATCTAAAAAAAGGAGTATCTGATGAAGAATTGAGTTGGGGATTGAATTATACTCAACTTATCGCCCCTATGGTTGCAACAATTCAAAACCTTACAAAACGTGTAGAAGAACTTGAACAAAAATTAAACGACCAAAAAACTAAATAATCATTGATTATCCTATGTTGTTGGTTTAGAATAAATTTAGACTAAGCCTTGACTAAACATGGACTAAACTTGGACTAAACTTAGACTAAATTTAATCTAAGTATATAAATATAATAAAGGAGTTGAATATTATGAGTAAAAAATTAACAACAGCATTTACAGGTATCTTAAGCGGTTTAGCATTGGTTTTCAGTGGAAACAAAACAGAGGGTACAGCAACCATTATCTCGTCAGTGATTGCGTACATTGTAGCAGAGGGTTTAATTGACATGGCATCTATTAAGCACAACGTGAAAAAGCTAGATGATATGATTGATACCATTGAGGTTAGATTGGATGATGAGCAGGATGGTGAGTAGTCATGAAAATAAATAAATTGCTTGCAAAGTCTATTAGTTATGGCGACAAAAGAAGTCTTGATGATGTTTTGTATACTGTTATCCATTGTACAGGCAATAAAAAAGATACAGCTTACGCAAACGCACGTTATTTTGCCGAAACAAATACAAGGGCAGCAGGAGCGCATTTTTTTATTGATAAGGCAGGAAACGTATATAAATCAATCAACATGAACAGAATTGCATGGTCTGTTGGCGGTTTCTTTACGGACAAAAATGGTGCTGCTAAATTAAAAAACATATGCAAAAATTCCAACAGCGTTTCTATTGAGTTGTGTGATTGCGTAGATAAACCAGTTAGCAAAGAACAAAAAGAGGCATTAAAACTTTTAATTGTGTATATCAAAAAACATTGCCACAACTTAAAACAGATAACACGACATTGGGATGTAAACGGAAAGAATTGTCCAAGTTATTACGTCAAGCATCCGTTGAAATGGAAAAAATTAAGAAAAGAATTGATGAAACTATTGTAAATTATTAAGGGTAGGAAACTACCCTTATTTTTTTGCTCAAAATTACGCAAACACTACTCTTCTATTGTGTAAAATTAAAGATTTTGATATAATATGTATATACAAAAATAAATGAAGGGTGAAACTTATGGACAGAGATTATTATGATTATGAAAGCTATGAGCAAGAAGAAATTGAAGCATTAAAAAGAGAAAAAAAAGAAGAATTACAATGGCAACACGCAGATGATGATTACGAAGGGAGATTTGATAATGAGTGAAGCACAGAAACAGCGTGGTAAAGCATTATCACGAATTACGATTATGGAAAGCCAATACAGTAACAATAAACTAGCCATGTGCATATTTGAGCTAAGAAATAAATATTTAAAAGGAGTGTTGACATATAAGGAATTAAGTGATGCTTTTAAGACTACTATTAGCCCTGCATTAAATGAGTTTGAGCAAGCAAAATATCGTTATTTCAAACCGTCCATAAAATCTCATAAATCAAAAGGTAATAATTGTAGTGCAGTATATATAGATGAATTTATATATGATACTGAAAAAATAACTCATGTATGAGAAAGAGGTGTGACAATGAGTAACAATATAAAAATTAAATGTTTGCTAGAAGAACTTAACGAGGAACTTAATGAGATTAAGTTACAGCTCAATAACGTTTTATCACGTATTGAGAGTATGAAAAATCAATATAGTGATAATAAACTTATTATCTATATACTTGAAACAATCGAAAAGGATTTGAAAGGAGAATAACATGCAGATTATTGATATTAAAAAAGTTAGAGAAAACGCTACTATTCCAACACGAGGAACAGAATACAGTGCAGGACTTGATTTATACGCTTGCATTGAAGAACCGTTAACAATCAGCAGTAGAGAAGTTGTCCTTATTCCATCTGGAATTGCAATGGAAATCCCTAGAGGTTACTTTGGGGGATTGTACTCTAGGAGCGGTTTATCCGTGAAGAAAAAACTTGCAATTGTTAGTGGAACAAGTGTAATTGACAGTGATTACAGGGGGGAAATTGGCATACCTATTATCAATCATTCAAACGAGCCACAAACAATCGAACCAAACGAACGTATTGCACAGCTTGTAATTCAGCCATACGAAGATACTTGTTTTAATGTTGTAGAGTACTTAGAAGAAACAGAGCGTGGAAACGGTGGTTTCGGTTCGACAGGAACACATTGAAAGGGGTTTAATCATGTTACTTATAGAAGATAAGGCTAACAAAGAAGGAAAACATACCTTTAAAAACCAATTTTGGAAGAAAAATGGTATTAAAATCGAAAGATACGCATTGCCAGTTGGTGATTATATTTTGTGGAATGACAAAGTCTCTGAGATGATAAATCGTAAACTTAAACGTGGACTAGAACCTAAGAAAATGGATTTTCTAGGATGCTATGATGTTTGCGTAGACACAAAAGAAAACATCCAAGAGATTATCGGTAATATTTGCGGTAAACAACACGCTAGGTTTCGTGATGAAGCAATCTTGGCACAAAATAACGGTATTAAGCTATATGTTTTAATTGAAAACCTAGATGGTATTACTTGCATTGACGATTTATTCAGATGGCACAATCCACGATTAGACATTTGGGTTACGGATAAAAATAATGTTGTCGGTACTTACAAAAACGGAAATCCTAGATATGCAAAGAAAAGAAAATATCCTACTGCTACTAGTGGCGTTACGCTTGCTAAGGCAATGATAACAATGGAACTGAAATACGGTGTTAAGTTTATTTTTTGCAAGCCAAACGATGCAGGGCAAAAGGTTTTAAACACATTGACAAAGTAGTATATACTGTTTATATTAAAGTCACATTAATTTGTGGCTTTATTTTTTAAAAAATTTTAAAAATACTATTGACATATATACGCACATTGTATATAATTAAATCATCAAGTTAACAAAAAACAATAAATCCACTACAAAAGTGGTAGAAAGAGGTAGAAACATGAAAATTGTAAATTTAACACCACACGCAATCAATTTTGTTGGTGAGGACGGTTCGGAACTTTTTGAAATAGTGTCAGATGGAGTTGTCGCTCGTGTTGCGACCGAAAGCGTAACTATTGGAAATGTAAACGGCATCCCAGTAAAAAAAACCATGTTTGGAGAAGTGGATGATTTACCAGAACCTAGACCAAACACAGTATATATTGTTTCTAGTCTTGTGGCACAACGTTGCAAGGATAGGGAAGATGTTTTCATTCCAAACGAGTCCGTAAGAGATGAAAAAGGCCGTGTTATCGGTTGTAAAAGTCTAGGAAAAATTTAAGGAAGGTGGAAATATGAAAGCTATACTTTTAAGAACAAGAGCACATCATTGTTACATTATAGGAACAAATGAAGAATTAACAAAAGTGCTAGATGCTTGTAGTCACCACACAAGATTATCACCAAAGCCATATGTTTTTAGGAACGGTGAAATGGTCTATCCTAATTATGAAATAAGAGAAGAAGAAAAAGATAAATTGCATGTTGTCTGTCTTGAAAGGGAATTCGACTGTATAAAATGTGAATTGGGTACTAATCTTCTTTATGCGGTAATGACTCCATCCGATTGTTGGCTTCTTCCTGATGACGCTGAAACACCCGATGACTTATATTATAACATGCATGATGATTATTTTGGTGCGGTTATATGTGTTTACGACTTTCCTGTCGACGAAATTTCTGATTGGTTGCAAGATGTGTATAGTTAAAATCTAAGCGAGGTGGAAATGATGGGAAAATTGGCTCATTGAAAAATACAGCATTAAGATTTGTGACATATATAAAGAACCATATAACTTTACACGAACAGGGTGTAAAGGTTGCCCTTTTGCTTTACATTTGCAAAAAGAACTTGATACACTAGAAAAGTATTTTCCAAATGAAAGAAAGCAATGTGAAATAATTTGGAAATCAGTATACGACGAATATAGAAGGCTTGGGTATAGACTGAAAAAGTTATATACACCCAGAACATAAAACAACAGACGGATGTTTAAGAGTTAGGAGATAGAAACATGAAAAATAAAATTAAAGAAATAAGACAATCAAAAGGTTTTTCGCAAATTGAATTTGCAAAAAAAATAGGTGTGGCACAATCAGGTGTATCTTACATGGAGAAAGGAATTTACAATCCAACGCTAAATGTGCTTTTAAAGATTTTGCAAACATTAGATTGCAAATTTGAGGATTTAGGTTTCGAGGAAGAAAAGGAAGAAGTATTTATGAAAAAAGTAGAATTGGAGATTTTTCCGCTTGTGCAGGTTATCGAAGCGGTCGAAATGACCGTTGCCGAATTTAATGAAATAATATACGAAGTGGATGCACCTAGATATGTTATCATCACAGATATTGGGGGTAAGCAACCTTGCCTTATGGTTGATGAAAGCTATAGGGATAAGGATTTGGTATCTAAGGAAAAGGAAAAAGGAAGAGTTGCGGATTGGGTAGATTACTCACAATACGTAACGGATTGGGATGTACGATAAAAGGAGAAAAGGGGATTACCTATGGCTTGTATAAGAGTTGAAAAGAACAAAAATTATACAGTCATGAGCAACGAGCATTTAAAGAACAAGCAATTGTCTTTAAAGGCAAAAGGACTGTTAAGCATGGTTCTTTCGTTGCCAGATGATTGGAATTATTCGGTAGACGGATTGACTAAGCTTTGCAAAGAAAGCAAACATACCGTCGAAAGTACTCTTAATGAACTAAAAGAGAAGAGGTATTTAGTAGTTACTAAAATTTTTCCTGATAAGTCTGCATCAGGAAGATTTGAGTATCAGTACGTATTTTACGAACATGCTCAATTGAAAAAACAAGAACCCAAAAAACAAGGGGTTGAAAAACAAGGGGTTGAAAAACAAGGGGTTGAAAATTGCCCACAATTAAATACTGATACATTAAATACTGATATATCAAATACTAAGAAACTAAAGAAAGAAAAACTAAATACTGAGAATACTACGTATTCTTTATCAGACATAAAGTCTGATGCACGAAAAAAGAAATCTGAAGCTATTGAAGATATTGTGCAATATTGGAACTCTACATTGGGTAAATACGGAATTGCGCAGATTAAAAAAATATCTTCACAAACAAGCAGATACAAAATGCTTTCACGTAGAATTGAAGATTACGGAGCAGATGAAGTAAAAAGTGCTATTGATAATATCGAAAACAGCGACTTTTTAAAGGGTAATAACGGTTGGATGATAACATTTGACTGGTTTGTGAAACCGAATAACTTTATCAAGGTTTACGAAAATAATTACGCTAATAGAACAAATAGAGCCAATAACTCAATAGATTGGGATTTTGTTTGATAGAAAGGAGAGATTTGAATGAAAGTCCACTGTTTTTTTGAGCAGTCAGGAACATTTAAAAACGAGTTTAAAAAGCTTGAATGTAAAGCAGCAAACAAGACTATGACAAAAGATATATATGCGAAAACAGGAGCAAAAAACAGAAAAGTTGCTCGTTCAATGATACACCCTGATTACGCTAACATGTTTATTCGAGAATTTATATTGTAAATGAAGATAGAAATGGGGAATGTTATGAAAATATGGATTGGGAACAAAGAAAATCTCCAGTATGTGTCAAAAATTATAGCAGATGATTGGAGAAGCATCTATTTAGAACTTTATTCTCACAACATGGTTCAAGGGAATGTTGAAATAGATGATTTAACCGAAGAAGAGATTAAAAAAATAATATGTGATGAGACAGCAGATAAATATAATGCTGTACTAATAGAAAATGTACTAGGTGTGCAGGAAGTAGAGAAACAAACTTCCGAAATCGAATATATTGTAAAGTAGAATGTGAAATGACGAAAGAAGAATATAAGAAAAATCTCATACGAATGTGGGACAGTTTACGAAACAAAAATAAAGGAGAGGAAAACTGTGCGGGGATTAGTTGCTCTAATTGTCCTTTTAATAGAAAAGTATGCAATACAGAGAAACTAATATTCTATTCTATTGAAGTTATTGAGATTGTCGAAAACTGGGCGAAGGAACACCCAATTAAGACAAATGCTGACAAATTTCGAGAGGTGTTTGGAGTTGAGTATGACCCAATAAACTCATGTATTAAGCACAACGTAAAATGTGGAAATTGTCCGTATTATACTTATGATGGCACGTGTGATGTAAATAGATTTTGGAACGCAGAATATAAAGGAAAAACAGAGGGATGTGAAGAAGAATGACAAGAGAAGAAGCACTAGAACGTTTAAAGTATATAGCAAGGGAAGATGATAGCCATATCACAACGGCTGATATTGAGTCGCTTGAAATGGCAATCAAAGCATTAGAGCAAAAGTCACGCGAGGATATGGGTGAGATATCTGATGGATACCATACTTTTAATGAATTATACTATCAGAGAGCTGTTTTATTTGCAACAATTGTTAACTTAAATAAAGACAAGGCATGGAAATCTTTTAAGCATTTTGATGGAAAATATTGTTTTGATAGCAATGGTGATTGGTTTATTGTTGGTATAGATACACCAGAGGGCAGTTATACATATCATTATTCCAAAGAATATTGGAACATGTTTAATTGTAAGGAATTAGAATGTGGTAAAGAATGGGATGGGCATACAGAGAAAGATGTAACGAGACTTTTATCATTGGTAAAAGAGCCTGTGCTTGACAAGATAAGAGCTGAGGTTGCAGAACTTCGTTTAATAGGCTACGCAACAGTTGATGGAAAAAGAAAGCTAGTAAGCCAAGCGGTTATGCAGGTTATCGACAAGTACAGAAAATGAGGAATTAAAATGACAAGAGAAGAAGCTATAGCAGAGTTAAAAAGAGACATTGAACTTGACAATGACTTTACAGAAGAATACATAAACGCAGTAAATATGGCAATCAAAGCATTAGAGCAAGAGCCAAAGATAGGACATTGGATAGCAGAAAAAGATGACTATGGGGAAGTTATGTGTTGGCATTGTGATAACTGCTATGAAGATAGTGGGTTCATAACAACCTGTAAATGGGATTTTTGTCCTAATTGCGGAGCAAAAATGATTGAGCCACATGAAGATAAAAATAAGAAATGTGAAGATTGTACAGAATGGGAATATTTTGATGGACGTGGTTATGGTTGTTTTTGTATGAAAACAATGACACCTATTGATGCTGATAAATGTGAGTTTTATGCAGATAAAAGACCCGATATACCACAATCATGGAAACCATCAAATGTTGAGCCAAAGGAAAGCGAGGAATAAACATGACAGAGAAATGCATGTTCATTGGTAGACCAAGTAGTATATTCCCTTGTAGCGATTGCGATTACAAAGGAGAATGCAATATTTCTAGAGGAAAAGAGCCACTGACATGCCTTCATTGTAGATATTATATAGGCGAAAAGAAACAAGTATGCTACAAAAGAAAAGGTCACAATCTAAGGATATGTGATGATTTTAAGTGGGATTAGAAGAATATTGTAAGAAAGGGGGAAAGGAAAGAATGAAAGTAATATTTGAAATTCCAACAGAAGATTTTAGTGCAATAAAAGGAAAATGTGTTGTTTGTCCGCATTGTGCAAATTGTAATATATCCGAAAATCCAACCAACGGAGATATGCTTAAGGCTATGTTTCCAAATTATTATCAAGGAATATTGAGTTATTTGGATAATTCAAAATGGTGGAACTCACCATATAAGAAAGAGGTGTAAGAATGACTAGAAACGAAACTAAAGAGGTAGTAATGGCGATTTACAACTTGTTTCCAAACTGGAAACCTTCTGATTTATCGTTTACGGTAGATACATGGAATGTCTTTCTTGCTGAATACGATAAAAAAGAGGTACAAGTGGCACTTGCTACATACGTTAAGAGTAACACAAGCGGTTTTGCCCCAAGCGTGGGGCAAATTATTCAACTACTACCCTCTGTGATAAAAAAAGAGGAAAGTTTGCTGAATGAAGCCGAAGCGTGGAGTTTGGTTAGGAAAGCAATTAGAAAGTCAAGCTACTATGCAGAGGAAGAATTTCAAAAACTTCCAGAAGCAATTAAAAAGGCTATTGGCTCACCATCAAATTTAAGAGTATTGGCATGTAATGAAGATTACAACGAAGAAGTTGAAAGCAGTAATTTCAAACGTGCATACAGAACGGTTTTAGCAAGAGAAAAGGAAATACAAAGAATGCCGAAACAAATTCAAGATTTGATTGGAACCGTGGTGAAAGAAAAACAAGAGAAATATAACCTAGGTGTTACTACTACTTCTACTGCTGCCATTGAACAGAAATATAAGATACTGGAAGAAACAGAAGAAACTGAACAAAAAGCTGAACAAAAACCAGTACAGAACGAAACACCAATGCCGAAAAAAGCATGGGAAATATTCAATGATTTTAAAAAAACAACAATAGAAGAAGATATCGAAACACCGTAAAATCAATTTTAAGCGATTTTTGGTTGTTACCATATCAAACTATCAAAGGATATAAAATAATTTGATTTTGGGGCAAAATTCGAAAGCAGAGAGGTGAATATAAACATGGAACAAGAGTACAAAGAAATTATCTGTGCATTAAAGCATAGTGAAATACCGCTAGATATTCAAAAAATACTTATCCGATTAGTGGATAAAGAATATATCAAGGGTGATAAAGATGCCTAGCAAAACTACAAGAGAAGAAAGAAAAGAAAAAGGTCTATGCCCTATATGCGGGAAAAGACCACCATCTGAATATTATTCAACTTGTGATGTTTGCAGAGAAAAAGATAGACTGCAACAGAAAAAAGCAAGGGAAAAGAGAAAATCCGAAAGAAAATGTGATAGATGTGGCAAACCGTTAAAAGACGGTGAAAAAATAAGATGTAAAGAATGTTGCGATAAACAATACTCTATTACCAAATCAAACAGAGAGTATGCAAAAAAAGCTGGTATCTGTACAGTATGCCAAGTAAACCTAGTTTTGGCAGGTCAAACAATTTGCGAAACTTGCAGGGAAAAGCAACGTGAATACAACAGACAAAATCCACCGTCGCAAGAACAAAGAAAAAAGAAAAACGAAAAACAGAAAATGGAAAGAGAGCAACGAAAAAAACAAGGAATATGTATTGAGTGTGGCAAAAGAAAAGCCGAAATAGGAAAAGTAAGGTGTCATAATTGCTTGGTTAAAAACAAGTTGAGACAGCGAAAAAGATACAGGAAACAAAACGGAATAACGATAGAAAGAGCAGAAAGACCAAGTTATGGTTTATGCTATATCTGTGGTGCAGAAATTGACATTGCAGCTAAGGTATGCTCAAAGTGTAAAGAAAGAATTACAAGCTACTTACCTGAGGAAAAAAACAACGAGATATGGCGAAAAGACAATAACTGGATATTCAGAAAGGGGAAAAAATCATGAAGGTAACAAAAGAATATAAATTCGAAATGGAAGGTATGGCGCACGCTTTAAAGATTGCAAAAGAGCGTGGAATTGAAGGACTTGAAAAGGAATGTAAGCTAAGAGGATGTAACAAGATGCCTTTAATTGTCAGCGACACAAGAGGTAAAAACTGGATGGATGAAATGGAAAAGACTATTTTTGAAACAGTTTGCCTTATGGCTGTATCGGTGCTATATGACAAGTTAGGATTTAGGCAGAAAAGAATAGAAACGTTTATCGAGGAGTTTAGGTACAGGATTGAGTGCCTGGATACAGGTTATGTTTGTTGGGAAGATTTGCAAGAGGATATGAGGGAACAGACAGGAATTGATTTTCCGATTTCCGAATTGGTATATGGACACCGTAACAAGTTATCTGACGAAGATTACGAGAAATATCTGAACAAACTTAAGGAAAGAGTAAACAAAGATGATAGATAGGAGTTTGACATGAGAAGAAAGAGAAGAAAAAAAGATTTAAGCAAGAAAAGATGGGAAAAACCAAGAATTGTAAATATTGATATCAACAAAATGATTGCATTGCATGAAGCAGGATGGAAAAAAGAAGATATTGGAGAAGAAATTAGAATACCACCACTTGTTGTTGGTGAATTGCTAGAAAAGAATGGAGTGTTAAGATGATAAAAATTAAAAAAGGCGAAAAAATCAAAATCAAAGAAGATGTTATGGGCGAAGATGGTTTTCCTAGACGTATGGTTGTGGAGTACAAAGTTGAAAAGATATATCCGACTTATGTACTACTTGTAAGAGACGCTGTAAGGAATAAGGGCGTGAAGTTAAGAACTTGCTGTTGGTGAATTGCTAGAAAAGAATGGAGTGTTAAGATGATAAAAATTAAAAAAGGCGAAAAAATCAAAATCAAAGAAGATGTTATGGGCGAAGATGGTTTTCCTAGACGTATGGTTGTGGAGTACA